GTATTGGATGGGGGATTTTTGGGGTCGAAGTTAAAACCCGGCCCCAACGGAAGGACAAGCTTCACACGACCATTGCTGAAATAACAGTATTGCATGGACCGCTCCGTCAATAATTATTGGTAAATGGGAAGCCCACTGCAGGGTTAGGGCAGTAAAACTCAATCGTGTGCCCATTCGAGAAAGTCAAATACACATACTGAGCGCCGCTGTCAAAGTTCCCGCTATACACCCCATTTCTTTGGGCAAAATTTGCGTTCTGCGCGTTGTTCGCAAAAGCGGCCGTCCCCGTGCAGGAGGAAGAACTCCCCGCTGTGTTGCCCGAGCAATAACTTGCCGATGCCGCATTGCCTGAACAACTGTAGGCGTTCGTCGCGTTGTCTGCCGTTCCCGCGTGCCCCGCGTTTGTCGCGCTATCGGCAGTCGACGCATGGCTCACCGTGGCCCCCTTGGCCATGTACAAAGCATCCAGTCCAGCCTTCAACTGCGCTGGGTTCGATGCCGTCGGGTCCACCGTCAAGCCAGACGCGGCCACAATGTCCAGCAACCACGCCGCAAGCCCTGTCAAGCTGGTCACGCTATTGCTGCTGATGCTGTTGGCCCCACTATAAGCGCCGATGTTGGCCGTGGTGATGGCCGCCTGCCCATTGGCCAGCGTCACCACCCACAGCCCCGTGAAGCCGCTGTCTGGCGCTGGCGTGGTTTGCGTGCCGGTAGTCGCCGCCACACCCACCTTGCTCTGCAACGTCACCGCACCCTTGCGCACCGTGGGCTGCGCTTGGCCATTGTTGCCCGCCCCACTGAAGGCCTGAGCCGGATTGGCCGAGTTGTAATAGGGCAAAACCACATTACCACTATCCACATCGGTATACGCTACCTGAATGAGATAGTTGACGCTGTAGCCCGGTGTCGAGGGCGCCGTCAAGCTCAAACTCGTCGGGTCCAGCACCATCCCTTGCTTGACAATCTGGTGCGCCGTGTCCGCGGCCAAAGAACTGTAGGCCGAACCATCCCCATTTTGAAGGCTATACACCTCACCCGGCCCCACAACCACGCTCATCGACGCCGGGCTCGTCGGCGTACAGGCAAAGCCATGCACCGTTTGCGCCGTGCCCAGCACCGCCTGGCATAACTTCGCCAGCGCCAGCATTGCATTTTTGTTGCTGTTCAGCAGATCCGTTTCAAGCGGGATCTGCCCCGGATAGACCATTTGTCGATCCATTCTTCCTCCTGTTACGCATAAAAAAAGCCGCTCAAGCAGTGCTCAAGCGGCCCATGGATAAAACCATCTCAACTTAGTAAATGCAAGCCCACATCACCGTCCCTACCGGCTTGGTGGCCTCAATCGCGGCGTAGATGTCGGCATCCGTCACCGCGCCCAACACCATCCCCACAGATGCATACTCCGCCTGCGATGCCATGCCATACCCACCCGAAGACACACCATAGCCAGCCACCTTGGGGATGCCGCTGCCCGCCGGGCGACTCACCAGCACCAAGGCCTGATACGGCATCTGCAGCGAGCCATAGCCACCCGCCACGCCATAGCCAAGCATCGGCCCACCGTAGCTGCCCGTGTCCAGCGGGCGCTGCGGCTCAAACATCACTGGAGCTGCGCCGGTCAGATCCGTCAGCACTTTGACCATCCCGGCGCGAGTGGCCCGCTCGCGGAACAAATGCACAATGATGCGGCTGCGCAGCGAGGCGTCTGACTGCCCTGCCGCCCGGCTCAGCGCAAGGCCAAAAAAATCTGCTGCAATCACATCCAGCCAGCCATCGCTCGCGGTTTTGATGCGCGTTTGCAGCCCCGCATAAGCCACCAAGCCGTACACAAAAGCTTGGACCTGTGCCACCCCACTCAACAACCCATCCAGAACCGGCGTCGCATCGCCAAACCAACGCGGCAACAAAGCCTTCACGCGGACCAGCATGTCCGCTTGATCACCTGTTGCCATCTCAAGCCACCGTCACCGATCCGGCCTTCACCACTTGCTGGCTGCTGGCGCTCAAATCCGCCGTGCCGCCATTGAGCTGCACCGCCGTCACATTCACCACAGCGGGCGACGCGTCGTAAGCTACTTGCGCCAAGCGTGACCAGGCCAGGCCAGCGCCCAAAGGCAAGGCATTGATATAGCTCGTAATAGCCGTGCTCACCAGCACAACCGTACCTGCATGGTCTGCACCTGTGGCCGTGCTGATCGACAGGCTCACATTGGCCGCAGCCACCGTCGGCGGAAAAACGCCAAAAGTGCTCGCCACTGGCCGCACCGCATCCACGGCATTGAACACCGTAGACAGCAGCGTTGTTGACGGGTGCCCCGTGCCATCATCCACCACCAGATAAAAATACCCGGGCTGGGCTGCTCCGGCATAGCTTTGGTTCTCCACCAAGGTGTAGTTCAAGCCCTGTTGTAGAGAACTGATGGCATAGCCCACCGCCGCCTTCGTCGCTTTCGACAAAGAGGCCATGTAAGCCACAAAACGTGTGCGCAGCGCGGCATCGGTCTCGGCATCTTCGCCATTGACCAAAGCCGCCGCATTGCTCACCGTGTCCACCCCCGGCATGGCCTGGCCAAGCAGGCTAATGCCACCCACAGCTGCATTGCCCGCGCTGCCCGCGGCCAGCGCCTCCACCGGCACGCTGACCGACGCCACCCCTGCCGCCAGCACATAGCCATTTTGGCTAGCGCTGTAGGCCGTGTTACTGACATCCAGTTGCACAGCGTACTTTTGCGTGCCATCGGCCGTTTGCACCACCGCCCCAATCGGCACCACAGCCTGATGCGTCGGCGTGAAACGCGCAAAGCTCACCACACCCGTGGCCGCCGCAGCGGACAAGCGTGTCAAACCATAGTCCGCCATCCACGAGTCCAGGTCAGACCCATTCGAAGTGGCCGCCCGCGTCGTGGCCAGCAGTTGCAAGACCATGCCTTGCAGCCACATCGCCACTGCACTATAGGCTTCTACCACCGCCCGCAAGATGCTGCCAACCGAAAAGTCCACCAAAAACCTACTCGATCCACCTTGAATTGCCGTCGCCTGCTCTTGCACCAACGTCTGAAAATCTTTGGCCTGCACATTCGCCATCTTCACCCCCTTTGATTGACTACTTCACTTCAATTGACCTGGGTACGCCCTCACGGCGTCACCTCAAAACTCAGTGTCACCGCTTGCCCCGTGTCCGCATCATGGTATTGAATCAACACCGCCACGCCGCCGCTCAAGCCACCTTGAATCGGCGTCACCCCAATCACTGGCGCGGGGCTGCGGGCCACCGCGTCTTCCAGCAAAATCTGCCCCCGAATCAAGCCAGTCAAGCGCCCCACATCCAGAGGCTGCCCCACCCACTGCGCCAGGCCTGCGCCATAGTTCGGCTGAAAAATATAGTCCCCCGGATTCGTCAACAGCCGCCGCAACACACGCTGCTGCCCACGCAGCGTGCCGCTGGCCGCTTGCACATCGCCCGTGCCAGAGGGGCTTAAATCGCCACCCAGGGTATGGCTCAAGTCATTCAAGCTCATTGCGCCGCCCCCGTGCTGCCATTGCCGTTTTGCACCCCGCCATGCGTGTGATGCTGCAGGCTGATGCCGCCCGCCGTCACATCATTGGCCACCGTCAATGGCCCTCGTAGCGCCGCCGCACCGCCTTGGCTGCCTTTGCCTTGGGTCATGGGGCCATTGATCGTCACCGCACCATTGAGCGTGATGTTGGGTGCGCTCTGCGTGATGCTGCCTTGCGCCGTGGTGCTGGCATGACCCGCCACCATGGCATTCAGACTGCCGCCCACCGTCGCATTCACATCCCCGGCGCTTATCAACTCCACGCTGCCATCATTGTGAAATCTCAACGTCGAACCCGAGGCATGCACCAGCCAAAACTCGCCTGATGGGCAGGGCAAAGGCCGCTCCACGTCATTGAAAAAGCGCCAACCCACCGACGCGGCCGACACATCGTCCTCCTGAAAGCTCAGCTCCACCGCATCGCCCACTGACGGCGGGCAATACAGCCCCCAGCCATTGCCCACCCAAGGCGACTTGAGCGGAATCCAGCCCGTCGGCACGGCACCCGGCTGAATCAACACCTTGACCGCATGCGAATGCGGGTCATAGTTGGTCACCGTCGCATGCTTGCTCGCCGAGCGGCCCGCCAGCGCTTGCTGCGCCAAGCTCTTTACCCCATTCAAGACCTGATGGATCATCCCTGCCTCCCTTTATTGCAACGCATCGCTGCCCCCTCTTTTTGCATTCACAATAT